TTGAAGGTAATAACTGCCGTCTTAGACACCGGTTAAGACGAGCGGTTAGAAAGACTTGTTGCTTCTCAAAAAAGCTTGATAATCACTTTAAAGTATTCGATCTGGTGTTCTTTTATGTCAATTATGGCTACGTCTGATGCCAGCATACTTTTTAGAACACCACCGTTTTTTTTATTGCTACTGGGTTGTTAAAAAGGATTGTCGGTTGTATCTGTATTGCTCTGCAACAGCTCCAGTAAGCCGCTTGACGTAATACTGATACGCACATCAGCGTCTACTTCATACAATACTTCTGATAGCTCTGTTATAACCGCGCGTAGGTTTGCGATGGTTTTTTTGTCCATTGCATACTGCTGTTCTAGCTTCATTGCGTACTCTATCCACCGCCGACTGGCATCGCACCGGTCTATCTCACTGCTTGGCTCTGTTTGTTTGCTGTAGTCCAAGCAGATGGCGTTAATCTGTTTGCCATTAAAATCAGAGTATGTGCTAATGGTTCCGTTAAATAGCAGTTTTGGAAACTCTAAGCCTTTTAGTGCGTCAAGAATATCGTCTTGGCTGTAATCGCCTTCGCGGCGTTTTATCAGTGACCACTGAATTTGATTTAAGTCGAGCTTCATAATATCGCTAATATTAGGGGTGTGGTCTATGACGTGACCTTCTTGCTGCTCGACAAATAGCGCGTTAAACAGATCATTAATGATACGGTTGTGGTGCTCATTGGTGTTGGTTTTCATTACATAGTCATGTAAGTTTTTTGCTGTTGTTGTATCCATCATAGTCTCCTTATGCTTTTTCAATGGCGGGCTGAGTCAGTGACTGTCTAAACACCCAGACACGGCGAGATCTATTGGTTCGTCCACTTGCGATGACGGTATTGGCGCGATAAAAGCATGGCGTGGTGCTTAGGCGTAACGCCTTATAGATTAGGCTGGTGTCTGGTAGCTGCCACGGCTCTGCTAGCTCGTATATCTCTGGGATGTTGATTGCTAGCTCGTGCGGTTTATGACTGTGATTAATCGCGGTGATGTTTTGAGTGGCGACAAATCCCCAAAACTGGTCAAGGGCATACTGTAGCTCTGGGGTCATGACTGGGGCTGGACTGGTGGCACGGACAGGGCTGCCCATGATGTCATGCAGGGCATTAATGACTTGCTGCTCGGTGTGCCCTGTAAGCTGCGCCATCTCTGGTATGGTCATTGAGCGCGCATAGCGCACCCAATCGGCATCGGTGGTGGCGGGTGGCTGGTTGATAGCTGGTGTGCTGACCTCGCGGTCTAGGATGTCAAGTACCCACTTGCGGAAGGACTTGGCAATATCAGTACGGGCAAACATGGCTATCATGTGGCAGCCACGTAGAGAGAATATTCTTACGGCTTTTATACTATTACCGTTTCCGAAACCCTTGACCCCCATATTGACGTTCAAGGTCATCGCGCTTGTAAACTCTTCTTTATTGCGATTAAAGATTTTCGATATATTGTCTACTCGTGAATAACCTAAAGCTTTTGCTAGGTCAGCAGAGGTCATCCATATCTGACCTTCACGCTCAACTGGATTGAGGTCGTTGCCATTAAATGACAGAGTTGCTAGCGTTTGGCTGCTATTACCTTGATTACTTGCTGTGTTATACTGTGACATACTGATTAACTCCTAGAGTTATTTGGTTAGTGTAATCAACTTTAGTTAGGTTGATTGTGTGAGTTCTAAAGGCAGAGACATCTTGGCGGGTGGACTCTGCTTTTTTTATGCGCTGACATAATTGCATATGACGATATAGCAACTGCTGACTGCGGATATAAGTGTTGATCTGCTGGGTGGTATTAGGCTTGTTTTGCATCTCTTGCCATCTCCTGTATTTTTTCTTTTAAACATTTACTAATCGCCATTACTATAAGCTGTCTTTCTTGCTGCGGTGACAGGTCGAGCGTTATATGCGATGGTTTTTTAACCATTTGACGTTTGGCGTTATTTGGCATTGTTGTCTTCCTGTTGTTGTTTGAGCATGGCTTGCTCAAGGTGCATATTGATTTCGGCATTCATCGTTCTATGATTGAGTGCCGCTTGTGCTTTTAGCCAAGCATGTAAATCATTATTGAAGAACCTAATTTTTGCTTGAGGTTGCTTTGACATAACTTCTCCTTAATGAACCACGGTAGTCCATAAGAGGTATAATGAACCACGGTGGTTTAATTGTCAATATATTCTTTATCAAGTAAGATGAAATCTTTTAGGCAAACAATATGAGTAGGGAATACCCTCAATACAAACTCCGAATGTCACCAGAGTTAAAAGATGCCATTAATACTTTGGCTGAAAGAAACAATCGTTCTATGAATGCGGAGATTGTGGCGCGACTTGAAGCCAGTATTGATGCTGAAGAGTCACCGCCACAGCCTATCAGAGTAGGGTTTGATGATGATTTTCTTAATGACACTGGACTAACCAGAGAGCAGTTTGGCGAATTTGTAAAGCTGACGCTCAGTAAAGCAATTGATGATGCTGTATCAGGAATTGAAACTAAAAAGGATAAGTGATTGTGCTTAATTTTAAGAAGGGCTTACTTACTGGTATTCTGGTATTGATGACGGTTGGTTGTAGTGACCCTGAACCACAGGTCATAGATATAGATGAAGCTGCTGCCAATGTTGGGCTTGCCCCAGATGATTATGAAGTGCATGAGAATGGGGCTATTGAGGTTAAGTCGAAGGTTGCTGAGCCTGTTGCTCAAGATAAAACTTTTGGTATAACTCTTGATGAATTTGGTAGCCGTTTAAGCGCTGAAGCTAAAGAAGTTGGTCTTGGGGATATTGCTATTGGTAAGTTCAACTTGCAGGAAGGCAGTGTTAATGATGTCTTTTCAGAGAAGCTTAGTGATGCAATAGCTATGAATGGCACTGTTGATAAGAATGGAGAGCTTAAAGGCATTACATTTATCATGGGTCAAACAGATAATGGCGATACTGAAATCATGAATATGATGATGATGGCTGGATTGTCAGCGCGTGCTATCAGCCCTGACCAACCTAAAGAACAATCTGCTGGAGCTTTGACTGAAGTAGTTGTTGAAGCTGTAAAAAAATTCGGTGAGAATGGCGAAGGCGCGGCAAGCAAGACAGTTGGTGATGTTAAATATAGTTCAACAGCAAATGGCACGGTAGGACTTTGGGCTATTATTGAACCTAGTTAAATAATTAAAGGATTGTGGTTATGGATCAAGAACGTGGCTATATGACTTTGTGGCTTGAGCTCTTCTTGCAAAATGCTACGCCAGTCGATCATTTACCGTTTGGTTGGTGTGTCTATCGTGAAGGATTAGATTGGGACTGACAAAAGTTAAATATTTATTGATGAAAGCGTGTCATAGTGATACGCTTTAGTAAATAATGGTCTACAACTGTAACTATTCGTCCAAACGAACATATTCTTGTGCTATCCTCATATGTGACAAAAGAAAATATTTAGTAAAATTAACTATTTAGAGTCCATCATGTATAAAAATGACAAGCAAGCAAATAAGAGTGATAAAAGCAGTTCAGGTATACCTGAAAGCTTTTTGCCGTCTTTTTTGTCTGAATTCAGTGACCGCTGGAAGCGCTTTGATAAAGAATTTGATGAGATGGATGAGCGAATAAAAGAGCGAAAAAAACTAAATGGCAAAGCAACAAACCACGAAATCGATTTATGACTTTATTTATCTTGATTTAGATAGAATTCATTCTTATTACGCTCAGCTTATGGATGGTGTTCCTAATCAGAAAACATCTTCTAGTCGTGAACAGAAAGATTTTACTTATAAAGTAACAGCTGGTCCTCGCGATATTTTGCATACGGAAGGTATAAAAGGAGATAGTAAAGAAGAGTCTCTTGACCAGCTGATGGATATGCATCATGTTTTACCACGAGATATGATCAACCTGCTTGATGAACACAATCTGATTTCTAAAAAACTAGCTGCCAATAATTTAGGTAGATTAGTCATGATTCAAGGCTTAATCAATTTTGCGGATTTTGAAACGCTCGGTAAAAACTCCGATAATGCATTAGATGCTCATAGACAACTTACTCAGGAAGCTGGAGAAGAATTTTCAGATGAAGAAGAGTCTAATATGAAGACCGTTTTTAATGTCATCAATGCATATCCCATTGGTGTTCAAGCGACTATGCAAGTGAACAGTGGTACAACACAACATGCTTGGATGGCTTTAGATAAAAAATACTTAACATCAGCTCATTTGGTTTCTGCGCTTAAACATAAAACCCTATCTTCGGAAGAGTTTGTAGTTCTAGGTATCTTAGATGCTATACCTGATAGATTTGTTAAGGAAGATGCAAAAGATTTAGAGAAGTTCAAGGACAATCTAGTTAAAGCAAACCCTTTCTTTCATGCTCTTTTTTCAATGAGTGATGCTTACAAAGAAATTATTGGAAGGCCTGATGATTTTTATGGAATAACTCCAATCTCTATTTTCAGAGTGATGAGAGCTAAAATAGACAATTAAGAGTTATAACCCAGCCTCACACTTAACCCGACTCTGATAGCCACTCCCTGATAGGTCGTGGCTGACCTCCATCACCATCCAATCATGCGCATCGATATAGTCCCGAAAGCCCGATACTTTAACTGTCGCTTCCGCGATGATATCCGGACGACCTACTGCAAACTGTAATTCAAACTCTGCCACCTGCCTATCTTGCTGCTTGGCCTTTGCCTTGGCAGCCTTAGTCGCTTCCGACTTATTCTTAGCCACCTTAGTAATCACAGAGGACTTGTCTTCGGGTAGGGTATCTACTTCGCTGACTGTGCCAGATGCGTCTACTTTGATATGCTTTATCTTGGCGGTCTTGCGGTCGCGGTAGCTTGCGATGGTCTCATCATAGTCACTGGTACGATCCGCACGGCGATAGCGGTGACTGTCACCACTGGCACGGGTGATGCTGATCTCACCCAAATCTTGACCGGATGCGGTCTTGCCATTGGCAGTGGGTTTGATGATTAGGTGAGCGTTTTTGATACTGACAGATAAATCGTTTTGTTTGGCCAATCGCGTGAGCAGGTTTAAATCAGACTCCCGTGTTTGGTCCACATGCTCAAAGGTGATCGCGGCGGTGGTGTCATCTATTGATAGTGTGAGGCTGTGGCGCGCGGCGACTTTGCCCGCGATGTCATTGAGCGTAATGTCATGATAGCTCTGACTGCGCTTGGCCTTGAGCGTGCTTTTCATATCAGCAGCCTTCGCCCGTATCTGTATCTGGTCAGGCGTGCCGCTGTGCTCTGCCTCATCAATAGTAAATTCACCTTTATATACTAGCTCACCGCTGTAGGGCATGCCCAGCCATAGCTGTATGGCGTTACCCTCGGTCGGTAGTGGCATCCGACCATCGGTATCATCTAGCGTCAGTGTCAGCTCATCGGACTCCAGACCGCGCTTGTCCATCATGGATAGACTGACTAAGCGGCGGCTAATCTCAATGGTTTGGTCGATGCCCGCGATTTCTATGGCAAATAAGTGCATGGTCAATATAACCCTTAAAAATAATAATCTGTGGTCAGTGTGGCGATATTGTCCCGCTGCAAGTCGTCTTGTAGCTTGAGCGCCACACTAAATTCGACTTTGCGCGGTGTGCCATCGGCATTTAAGTATGTGCGTGTCTCACTAATCTCTGTGATGTAGCACATACCAAAGTAATAGCCCGTCCCATCCATGAGCGCGTATAGCTCTCCAGTCGCCGCCATATCTCGCAAAATATCTAGGGTTAAATGATTGTCAGTAATCTCTGGGTACAAGATACCAGGTAGGGTGATGCTGTCATTATCCTGCCCTAGATACTGCATACGCGGACGGATGCCGACGGTATTGCCCGTGGCATAACGATAAGATGAGCGGCGCTCGATACTGTCAAAGGCGGTACCAAGCGTCTGAAATACGAATAAGCCAAGACTTGCTAACATAACTGATCCTTAATCTATATCCGATAAACGACTGCGGAAACGTGCGTCAGCGTCACGCTGCAAGCGCTCCATCTCACGACGTACCATCTGTGCAGTGGTCTGTGGGTCAGTAGCCCCATTGATATTAATGGTGATAGCGCCCATGCTCATCGCGGCGCTACTGCCACGGCTGCCCATCGTCGCGCTATTGGGTAACACGGTGCGGCGGCGGTCAAGGTTAATTGGAGGCTGGGTGATGATACCGTCGTTGCTGTTGCCAGTGCGCTTGATGTAGCGCCCCGCGCCTGTGATGGTGTCGAGGTTGATGGGGGAATGATTGGCCATCAGCTTGGTGACCTTGCTCATTGCATTGAAGGGCATTTTGGCAAGGCCAGTGATACCGTTAGCAAGACCATGCATCATAAAGCCGCCATAGCTTGCAAATACACGGCTGGGTGAATGAATCCCTAGTAGTCCGGTAAAGGTGCTTTTGATACGACTGCCCACGCTTTTGATACCGTCAACGACTGATTGTGCCTTACTGATAATGCCGTTTTTTAGCCCTGCTAGCATGTTTGCACCATACTGGGTGAACTTAGCCGTTAAACCAGATAGATATGGCCATACGGCGGCAAAAGCACGAATAAACAATCCAGCAGGGCTAAAGCTCAGTAACGTTGCTATTAATGATCCAATGCCGCCGCTGAATAGAGATTTTATTTGTGCCCATAGTTGAGTAACAGTATTTGTCAGCGCTGTCCATGCCGCTTGCATGACTGATAACAAGCGTGCACCAAAGCCTGTGACGAAGTTGATAACAGCCATGATGCCATTGGTAAATGCGGTACTAATAAATGTCCATAGTTGAGATACGGCTGTAATGACCGCTGTCCAAGCTATTTGTAGCGTCGATAACAGACGTGCACCAAAGCCTGTGACGAAGTTGATAACAGCCATGATGCCATTGGTAAATGCGGTACTAATAAATGTCCATAGTTGAGATACGGCTATGGCTAATGCGGTGACACCATTAGTAAACGCATTTTTAATATTAGTCCATAGAGTTGTTGCGCCATTTACTAAGCCGCCAATGAAGCTACTCCATGCTGCTTTGACACTGTTTATCCATTGGCTAAGCACTGTATTTATCGTGGCAGTAGCATTATTCCAAGTATTAACAATCCAATTGATACCGTAGTCCCAAGCGCTGCAAGCTAGGTTCCATAAATCACTGATAATCTGTGGTATAGAGGTCAACAATAAAGCCCAGCCACGTACCACAGCGGCAATGAAGTCAATCATCATAAATAACAGCGTACCGATGGCGTAACCAAGCGCCTTGCCTACGGCTGATACTTTTGCCATCGTTTCAGCTGAGAAGTTAAGCGGCGTAGCCATCTCTTTAATCGTACCTACTAGAGCATCAAAAATAGGTTTTAAGGCTTCGATAATCGGTTTAAAGGCGGCAAATGTTTCGGTCATCGTCTGCTTGATGGGCGCTAATCCATCGCTTATTCCTATCCACAATCCACTAAAGAATGCCTTTATTGGCTCCCAATATGTGTAAATAAACAGCGCGGCGGCGGCAATCGCCATAATACCTAACGTAATTGGGTTGAACAGCGTGGCAATACGTAATGCCATTAGCACCGTTTTAATCTTAGTGAATGCTGCACCAATCATAGCCATTGGCGCTAATGTGGTGGGCAGTCCTAACGTAACCAATGACGCCCTTAATAATGCCATAGGTCCTAAGATGGTTAGCATAATCGCACCAATACCACCGATCACCACAGCGCCAATGGCCAACGTAGCAAACAGCTTGCCCAGTACTGACATTAACTTTGGATTTTCATTGGCAAACTCAGTCATACGCTGAATAATCTTGGTCATTGATTGCAAGAAGTCGCGCAAGGCTTCGCCATTAGTATCGAATAAAGCAGTACGAAAAGCATCAATCGCGCTGGTTGTCGCTGCCCAGTCGCCCATCGTGTTGTCGCTCATGGTATTGGCGACATTAGCGGCTTCACCATTTGCAGATTGTAGCGTGGTAACCATCTTTTGCAGCTCACCGTTACCGGCTTGATCGACTAATACTTTCATGGCGTTACTGGCTTCAACGCCTGATATATCAGAAAATAATGACATCTGTTCAGCATTGCCTAAGTTTTTGGTTTGCTCATAGACATCTTTTAAAATGTCTGGCATAGGACGTAAGTTGCCAGCAGAATCAGTAGCGCTGATACCAAGTTGCTGCATGGCTGCAGCTGCTTTTTTTGGTGGTGATGCCATGCGTAGCATAATGGCACGTAGTGCGGTACCGCCCATTGATCCTTGCATACCAGCATCGCCAAGCTTACCTGCCATCGCTGCTACTTCTTGCAGACTTATATTAAGACCAGCAGCACCGGGGGCAGCATACTTCATCGTCTCACCCAGCATACCAACATCGACGTTGGCGCGGGTAAACGCGGCAGTTAGCACATCAGCGACATTAGTCATCTCGCTAGACTGCAGATTCATACCAGACAAGATATTTGAGGCAATGTCCGCAGTAGATGCCAAGTCCATATCACCCGCTAGCGCTAAATCAAGCATACCCGGCATAGCTGATTTAATAGATTCAGGCGTAAAACCTGCCATCGCTAAAAACTTTTGGCCTTGTGCGGCATTGGCTTGAGTAAATGCTGTAGTAGCGCCCAGTTGCCGTGCTTGCGCCTCAAGCATCTTGTATTGTTCGCTATTTTTATCTAAGCGCGTAACTGCTTGGACGCGTGACATCTCTGATTCAAACTCAAGACCGGGCTGAATGATTCTCGAACCTGCATAAACTGCTGCTGCACCACCTACGGCAAGCCCTGTCGCCTTACCGCGCATATCGCGCATTTGCTGTGACTGCTGCTCTAAGCGCCTGACCTCACCCATGCGCCGCCTTTGCTCACCCAACTGCTGATTGGTACGCTCAATTTGCCTTGCAAGCTCTCGCTCATGATCTGATAGCCGCCGCGTATCCACACCAGCTTCAGATAAACGCCCTCTGAGCTGCTGCAAGTGCTGACGCTGACTGTCTAAGCGAGTATTGAGGCGCTGTGACTCACGGCCAGCAGCCTCGAACTGGCGTACCAGTGAGGCTGCTGGGTTGGTAGTGGCTTGCATTTGTCGTTGTAAGTCAGCCAAACGCATACGGCTCTTCTGCGCGGCCTCTGAGGTCTCGGCTAGGGCGTGCTTTTGTTGTTTAAAGCTGTCGATCAGACGCTGCTGACCTTGTAGCTTTTTGGCTTGTTGAGCCGTCTCACCGAACTGACGGCCTAAGCGCTGGGCTTGGCTGCTGATAGAGCGCATCGGCGCGGTCATCTTGTCCAACAGCTCAATCTGTGCTTTGAAGTTTAAGTCTGCCATGATGCGCCTATTTATCTGTTTATTTTGGTTCCCTCACGAATGAGGGCACCATATTTTTAATCATCAGGGGAGTGGCGTAATCGCGCACGCTCCCGCCATTCGTTTAGCTCATTGATGGGCATATCGTGCATGTCATCTAGCGTCCAACCAAATACCAGTGCAATATCTGCCATACAGTCATCAATGCGGTCAGGGTAGGCTATGGGGCTGTGACCGGGGAGGGCTTCTCTTGTTTGATAAAAAAACCAGCAACCGCCATCGATACATCCATTAAGTCATCGACTTGCATGTCGTTGATGTCGTTTTTGTGGATGACAGGATCACTGATACGCGGCAATAGCTGTACGATGGTGTCATAGTCGCTCTGGGCTACTTGCATCAATGACAGACCGCGCAAATCACCGCCTTTAGGCTTACGTAAGCTGATGCTATCGATGGTTTTTTTGTCGCCACGTTTGATGGGCTGTGATAAATCAATGGTTTTGAATTCTGTATCGCTCATAATCATTCTCAAAATAAAAAGGGTTAATAGTAAAGGGGGTAAAAAAACCTACTCTAACGCTGGGCTAGAGCAGGGGAGAGAAACTATACAAATAAGCCGATGGCTTGTTTAATATCAGCTAGTACGTCTTCGCCATCGACGCGGCAAATCATATTTGGCAAGTCGATCTCAATGATGACTTCATCGTCAATCGTGAGACGGTAATAGGACAGTGCATACTTGAATGATTCTTCGGTATCATCGCCTAGCTTGGCGCTACCAGCGTCAATCTCTTCAAGACGACCACGGGTGTAGACTTCAACCGCTTGCACCGCGCAGGTGTCATCTTGCTGATAAGCGCCGCTGAAACGTAACGGCACGGTATCGACACCAGGCTTGGCATAATCGCGGTATAAATCCACGACATTACCGCCCACTTTGATGGTCATCTCAAGCGGCTCTTGACCCAAGTCAATCTTGACTTCGCCATCCATGCCGCCGCCACGATAGCCTTCGAGCTTACGCTGTAGCTTTGGTAACTCGACCTCAGTCACTTTGCCTTGGTATTCTTTTGCCTTGCCTTGGCCTTTATGGCACAAGAAGTTCTTTAGTTTATGCGGTAGCATTAATATCGCGCTCCTTTAGCTGCGTTACGTTTTACCATTACCATCCAAATCGTCGTAACAGTAGCCACCATTGCTCCAGCTAGGGCGTCAATCTGTGCATGGTCAATATAACCTTTGCTGATGAGACCGCCGCCAAGCGCAATAAGCGCATAGCGGACAAGTGGCGTGACAATAGTTGCTGGATGTTCTTTTAGTGTTGCCATGTCGTTACCCCGCTTGTTGTACCAATTGAGCAAAGTCAATCAGGTAAGTGTCAGTGATACGCTGCGATAGGCATAGGTTTTCGAGTACGGGCACGGGCGTATAGTCATAATCGATATACAGCTTGCCTTGGCTCAAGTCCTGCGCGTTGTTCATATCATTGTTATACCAGCATGTTGCACCGATGAGATAACCGCCGGTGACTAACTGACGTAGCTTGGCATTGATGCTATCAATGATGTCGCGCACGGTGGTCGGCGTCATGGGCGTATCAATAAATGGAAAGCAGCCAGCAATGATGGTATCAAGCAAAAACTGCGCGGTACGTGTCGCGACTTCAAAGGCAAACTCAGGCTCTGATGAGCACGTGCGGTTGCCCCACAGGCGAAAGCCCTTGTGCTGGATGACAGACGTGACTTCGTGGCTGTTTAGATAACCAATCTCAGTGTTCGGGTCTTCGATATCCCATGTGCGTGGGTTTTTAATCCCTAAGATGCCGGGGATTGGCACGTTAGAGATGGACTTGGCAAATCCTGCTGGATGCGTCTCATCTAAATGCGCGCGCAGTGCCAGCACGGTAGCGATGGTAAATTGTGCCATTTTAGGCTCCTAATTAGTGAGTAGGAGCGCGTCCGAGAACGCGCCCGTTTAATGCTTCACTGGAAAATTATTTGGCGGTTGGTTGTGCTGACTGCTCTAACGCGTCAAGACGTTTTTCGAGCTTGGTCATGCGCGATTTCATCTGTGTTTTTTCAGATTCTAGCGTTTCGATGTCTGTGAGCATTTGCTGATTGATGTGCACCATCAGCGCGACGATACCGTTGGTATTAATACCATTAGCCGCATATTCACCTTCTGGCAAATCACGAGAGTTGATAAATGGCGTGCCGTCTTCGTCAGTATCTTCAAAGAACTCGACGCTATCCATCTGCGCCAGACGCGGGTCAATAGCCGCAATCTCTTCAGCGATGAATGAGTACCAGCTCCAGTCCGTGCGGTCGGACGTGGCATCGGTTGAACGATACGACACTGGACGCACGGCTTTAAGGGCAGCGCGGTAGTCAGGGATACTGATATCTTCGATGTCTTTTTTGAAGATTTTCGATGACGTTGAACGCTGTATTTCGCCGGTCACAGTTAGGACGGCGTTGGCGGATGTTGCGGTGGTGGCACTATAATTTGCAGCAGTCGTACCCAAGCCAGACCATTCCGACCATGGGTTAGTCTGGGTTAAGTTTTTACTGCGAATAAAAGATGCGCCAGTAGCGGTGCCTCTCGCTATCTGTACGCAGTTATCACTATAGGGTGAAGTACTAAATGAC